TACCCTGATTGGTTCGAGTTATCTACGCACTGAGGGGCAAGTATGTAGCGCCCAACCTCAGCAACCCACCGAGTCCGAAGACCCAAGAAACTTAATTCTTTGAGTGTTTTAGCACCTTAGACCCGATGGCTAAAATATCGTCAGCATTCCCCAAAGTGGTAACTGGCTTATTGTCTTCTAGCGCGGTTTCTAAAGTATGGTTTGTTGTCATCTAAGTAAGACCTTACACTAATTTATGATAATACCTAATAAAAAAAGATAAATAATTAAGAAAAAAATGGTCACAATTGTCGCACTTTGGTGAAGTTATCCACAGGCATTTTTTTAAGTTTATAGAGGTTTTAAAAAGTGTCCGTGTATGTTTTTATTAGATAATTTATTATATGCTCTAGGGCTCTTAAAAGGGATTTAAAAGGTATTTTCTTTTTGGCGAATGTTGTTCGATATACCGAATGACTTCCTTATGTAGTGATAAAGTGAACAAAGTGTGAACGTTTCAGGGTTTGAGAGTCGTGAGGCGTGGATCGTGGAGCGCGGACAGTACTAGAGGTTTTTTGAAAAAATAAAAAAAAAATAAAAAAATATTTTAAAACAAGTGTGATAGTGTCCGCTTATGTGTTTTAGCTTTAATTAGGTGGGTTTTACCTATCACACTACTCATTTTTAGAAGTGTGCATAGTGTCCGCTTGTTTGTTGAAAAATAAGGCTTTTTTATACCCTCTAGGTAATTAGATACTTTTTCCAAATTGATTATTTAAAAAGAAGTTGTCAGAAAATCTCTAGTACCATAATTGTAAATCGTTAAATTTTCTCTATTGTGTAACGGTGTATTTTTAAATGAGTGCAGAAAAAAACTTATATAAAATGGTGAAGGATAAACTACCTGAATTTAATCCAATTAGGATTGAAACAACTACAATAAACGGTTTTCCTGATTTGATATTGTTCAATAAAAAGAAACGTGTTTTGTTTATCGAATGTAAGGTCTGTGAGCGTTCTAGATTGTTACAGAGCCTGAGGCCACATCAAAAAGCTTTTCACCATAAATACAAACAGATTATGAACGGATTATTTATCTTGCAACGCTCCCTCAAAGAGAGAGCGTTTTTTCTGTATAGGTCCACGGATATCGACTTTCTTGCAGAAAATGGCGAGTTTCCACCACTTTGCACGGTTCAAGTGGGCCAACCATGGTCCACGATCAGCGAAATTTTGCATGAGTACCACTAGATATAGACACATCGATCCACGAGACGCGAAAAACGTTGATAAATATAGCGTTTGGGTGGCTTATAACATATATTATGCAACAATAGGGCCTAGGTACTTAGGGCCAACGGTCCGAGGTTCGCGGAGATCGAGCACCGACCCCCAAAAATTTGGCCCCGGTCCGCATGACGCTGGCCTTGTCCTGGCAACATACATACACTATAGGAGTGAAATATGCACATAGACTATAAAAACTTAGATGCGAACCAATTAAAGGCGATGGTATTGCTTAGAAAGCGTATTGAACAAGAACATGCACGTGGAAACTTCATGAGATTTGTCAAAGCAGTGTGGCCTGAGTTCGTTGAAGGTAATCATCACATCAAAATCGCGCAACAATTTCAAAAATTTCTGACAGGAAAGAACCAAAGGCTAATTGTCAACATGCCCCCACGTCATACAAAAAGTGAGTTCGCCTCATTTTTATTCCCGGCATGGATGATGGGGCAAAATCCGAGACTCAAGATCATTCAAGCGACTCACACTGGTGAATTAGCGATAAGATTTGGTCGTAAGGTAAGAAACTTGATGAATACCAAAGAATACAAAGGAATATTTCCCAATGTTAACCTTAGAACTGATAACCAAGCGGCGGGAAGATGGGAAACTAACCTAGGAGGCGAGTATTACGCGGCAGGTGTGGGTGGTGCCATCACAGGTCGTGGTGCTGACCTACTAATTATTGATGATCCACATAGTGAACAAGATGCTTTGTCTGAAAATGCGATGGATAACGCCTATGAGTGGTATACATCTGGTCCTCGACAGCGTATGCAACCAGGGGGAAGTATTGTAATCGTGATGACTCGATGGTCTGACAAGGATCTGACTGGTCAATTGATCAAAAAGATGGGTGATATCAAAGCTGACAAATGGGACATCATAGAATTCCCGGCAATTTTAGATGACGATGACGAAGAAAAGCGTACACCTATTTGGCCTCAGTATTGGAAGCTTAATGAACTAGATAAAGTGAAAGCTTCTCTTGTTCCTACCAAGTGGAGCGCTCAGTGGCAACAAAATCCAACACACGATGGCACGAGTATCGTGAAACGCGAATGGTGGAACATTTGGGAGAAGGAAGACCCACCACTTTGTTCTTATAAAATTCAAAGTTATGATACTGCATTTTCCAAAAAGGAGTCTGCTGACTATTCAGCTATTACAACTTGGGGTGTCTTTCATCCTGATGAAGGACCTGAAACACATTTGATCTTATTGAACGCAAGAAAAGGGCGTTGGGACTTTCCTGAGCTCAAACAAGTAGCAAAAGAAGAACTTCAACTCTATCAACCTGATAGCGTCATCATTGAAGCCAAGGCATCAGGGACACCCTTGATACAGGAGCTTCGGCGATTCGGAGTATACGCGACAGCTTTCTCTCCCAACAGAGGTCAAGATAAACACGTGCGATTAAATTCTGTTTCTCCTATTTTTGAAGCTGGTCACGTTTGGCGACCTGACACAGAATGGGCTGAAGACGTTCAAGAAGAGATAGCCTCATTTCCTTATGGAGAGCATGATGATTTAGTTGACGCAACAACACTAGCATTGTTAAGATATAGACAAGGTAGCTTTGTATCTTTGCATGACGATGAAGATGATATGGAACCAAGGAGTAAACGTAAATATGAGTACTACTAAAAAATTAATTAATCCTGAAGACAGGAGATTGAAACAGAAACTAACACCGAAACAGATGATTTTTGTTTATGAATACGTACACAAAGTTTTACTCGGAGAATGTTCCGCTGCCGAAGCGGCGCGCAGAGCTGGCTATTCTCAGAATAGAGCTAGACAAACAGCCACTGATCTATTAAACCCTAATCATAATCCTTTCGTAGTGGAGGCCATTCATGAGATGAAACAAGATCTTCATCAAATGTATGGGGTATCGACAGCGTCTCATTTGGCCTCTTTAAAACAGATCAGAGAAGAAGCGCGAGAACATAAACACTATTCGGCGGCCGTGGCTGCTGAAGTCAATAGAGGTAAGGTTGCTGGTTTTTACGATAACAAAGTTCAAACAGACACGCCTTTAGAAAATATGAATAAGGATGAACTTATTAAAGTCTTAGAGAATTACGACAAGAATGGTATAACTCATGATACAAAATTAATTATTGATGATGACAAAGATGATATGACAGGTAACTAAGATGATTCAGTATATTACTAATCCCACGATTCTCGGGCCGTTGCTCGTGGCCAGTGTGGGAGCTCAACAAGCTAGTCAGATACAACGAGACTTGGCTCTCGGTAATATAACTTTAGATAATGTATACGATATTATAGAAAATTTAGCGGCGTCACCTTCGGTGAGCTTTTTAAAAGATAAAGAAAAAAAGGTCGTAAAAAAAGAGGACAAAGGTGAGAAGCCTAAGGACCCTGATCCGATTAAGCCATCCGACTTAACTCCTCTAGCTCCTGACAAAGAAGACATAGAAAAGTCAAAGCCTCTTCAAATATTATCAGGGACAAGCTTTATATCTAACGTTAAAAAATTAGTTACACCAAGTAAAACTAAAATTCCTAACATTTTAGAATTTTTAGATAAAGGTATAAAAAGAGATATCTTCAATGACAAGGATTATAAAACTATGTTGAAAGAGGGAGTGGAAGAGATTAATTATCAATTGGGCCAAGAGGTGACAGGTGAGGGTTGGTATGATGACGGTGTTAGAGAAGCTATGGAAATTGCTGAGAAAATTAATCCTAAATTTGCAAAAGATCCTAACCTTAAAGATCTAACTCTTTTCACAACTGCTATCTCATCCTCAGGTGTCAGTGTAGGAACTGATTTTAAAGCGGCGTTACAAATAGCAGACATATTTGCAGACACAGGACAGATACCCTTGACAAATCCTTATACAGGAAAGGGGTGGACTGTTCGTGGATCTAACTTAGCTAAACAATTAAACCTAGCGAATAATTATATTCAGGCGAATGGACTAGATGCTTTTCTAGAATTTTTACACACACCGATGACAGGTAGAGAACTAAATGAATTTAGAAAAGAATATGGTAATTTAGGTAAGGCATCAGGGGGCGTAAGAAATGATGACATATATTCAGGACACAGAGCATTTGGTCCTAAGATTGGTGAGTTCATGGCTAATCTTTATGGAACCGATGACAACAACGTGACTGACCTGTGGAATATTAGAGGAATGAATAGATTGATGGGTGGAAAGATGTACGTCAGAGACAATGACGGTAAGATTCTTTCTAATAAAGACGGAACTGTTATGGAAAATACAGGAACTCCAACTATAAAAATGAAAACAAAATTTGATCAGTATATGACTGACTTATCTAATTTGATTGGGAAATCAGTTCGTGACACTCAGGCCATTAGGTGGTACTTTGAGCAAGGATTATATACTAAGTTAGGAGTAAAAAGTGTACCAAAAGACTATGGAACAGCGGCCCAAGAAGTCCTCGATCAAAAACTCAAAGCCGAGTCCGATGCAGAACTTCGACAAGGCGAGACTTCAGATATTGAAATTACGTCGCCAACTAAAAAATTCAAAGGTGGAAGTATAAGCATTCCTAAAAGACGACCACTTGTAAATGATGGGTTAGCTGATATAGATACTGTTACTGGAAAAATAAATTATGGCAGATAATATTGACAAAGGACTCTATCAAACAGGAGCTCCTGAACTAGAGATTATTAAATCAGATACAGAAGTACAGATTGATGGACAATCAATACCCACTCCTGAGGGAATG